AATATCAACCGCATCCGTATCTCCTAGCCAGCCAGTGTGTATCTAACGTACTTCTGTCCAGTCACCGGGTGGTACTTGACGTTACTCTTGATCTTGTAACCGTTTGTACGAAGTACTGAGATTACCTTGGTCAAAGATTGGATTGAATATTCTACAATGGCCTCACGTACTGTGATTGACCCTGCCTTTTTAAGGTGACGCATAATTTTATCGTGCTGTGTCATTCCGTTCCTTTTCTTCCATCCATTGGATTCTAAAGATTGTGCAAGATTGTTGAAGTAAGTGTGGAGTGCCTCCCATTGTGGATTTCTAGCCGCACATACGGCTGTGATGTCAGCCATCTCAAAGATGCTGTCGTCAGTAGATATCTCCATTCGGTGAAGCCTCCGTTGTTACCTCAATAAGTCTGCCTGTCTGCTCGTTGTACTCGAGCTGACAACACTCGCCCGTCATGCCGCTGAAGCGATTTTTTAAGACCCTGACCGTGGTAGTATTACGGTCATCACCTTGCTGATCTCTTTCGAGACCAATCACAACATCAGATGTTTGAGCGATACTTTGAGAGCCACGGAGATGACTAAGGCTAGTCGTAACTCCATTTTCGTGGCCTCTGTTTCCCTCAAGGCGGCGTAAGTGTGCCACCATGATGAGACCTACGCCTGTCTCTTCGACAAGTGAGCGTAGCTTTGTGACCATTATATCGAGGGCTTTACGGTCATCTACATCGAGACCCGCAACAGCAATCGAGATATGGTCAAACACAATGAAATCACACTTGAGGCCAACAGCCATATATCGGAGCTTTTCAATAAGCACCTCTGGGTCGGTAGAACCGAAGCTGTCGTATAAATGTAATCTGTTTGTGTTTGTGACGGCATCAAATGCCTCACGTAGTTTACCTTCATCAGTGTCAGAGTTGACATGAAGGACTTCATTCATATGGATGCCCAGAATACCCTGCATCGTGCGACGCAAGCCTTCCTCGAGCATCATCATCCCCACAGTCATCTCTTTATTCATGAGAAGGTCGTAGGCGATCTCACGGACAAACGCTGATTTTCCAACGCCCGTTCCGGCTGTAATAGTGGTCAGCTCTCTTAGACCCAAGCCATAGGTAGGGGTGTTAAGACCTGCGAATGGGTAAGGCACACGGAAGCTCTCGTTGCTTCCTGAGACTTCGTCCCACAGGTCAGCAGCGTTAACAATGCCATCTGGTCTGTACTGTTTAGCACCCCAGATTGCATCAATTACCTCTGAGCCACGACCAGCAACTAACATGTCACTAGCGTCTTTCAGTGGTAGCTGTGCGATATGAGCTTTGCCGGGAGACATGAGCTGGGCACATTCTAGTGCAGCATCCTGTCCAGCATCGTCCATATCAAACATGAATACGCACTTCTCGAATTTCTCCAAGAAGCTGATATTTTTTCTTATAGCCCGTGACGCACCAGCAGCCCCATTCGGGACTGATACTACCGGGTACTTATTATTTTGTAGCTGCGAGATTGCGAGGGCATCGAGTTCGCCCTCACACACCACTATCATCCGCCCAGTGTCCCGCCAGAGCCAATCCCCATAGAGACCGACGCCTTTAGATTCACCTATCCAGACAAAAGATTTATCTGGGTAGCGAACTTTGGCAGCAATAGGACGACGCTTGCGATCAAAATAATAAGCAAGGTGAGCTGGCTTGCCAGCGTGTTCACCGAGTTTGTATCCCCATTTTGCACAGGTGTCCTCGGTGATACGCCTTGACGCAATTGCTCTTGTTTCGCCCGTGACCTTGAATACTTGGTTTTCACCTGAGTCTTCCGTGATCGATAGCGGGGCAACCCAAGACTTTTCGCTATCGGATTTATCTTGCTCATAATAATTACATCCAAAACAAAAACCGTGTCCATCATCATATCGGGCTAAATTATCTTTAGAGCCACAGCTCGGACACGATTCGTGATTAGTAAACTGCGACTCTTCCATGTCACTCCTTCAGCCATTCCAAAGGAAGCTGACTATTTGAGTAGGGAAAGCGGTTACGCTCTGCCCACATCGCATAAGTCGTCTTCGACTGTTTGGATATTTTTTGATTGGCGTTTGAAAAGATGAACCTGATGTCTAAATCAGGATGCTGATCTTTAACCAAAAGCATTTTCTGACGGTCTGCTGTCAGGAAGCGGCCTTTGGTCTCGATAATAATACCGTTGGGTAAAACAAAGTCTGGTGTGTACCGGGCCTTTTTGGCTGGCCTCAAGTAATCAATGCGAAGTGTTTCATATTCAAACTCTACGCCACGCTCGATCAGTTCTTGAGCTATACGTTCCTCAAGTCCTGACCTGTAACCATTATCTGTTTTTGATACCCACCCACCACTATTAGTAGAAGTCGTCTGACTCTTTCGACGCAGTGTCGGCATCATTATTCTCTTCAGATTGTGATTGGATATATTTATCGAAGTCTGCTTCTTCACCTTCACCGAAGGGGTTTTCAGCTTTTTGAACGACCACTTCTTCGACCAGTACGCTCTTCGGTTGAAGTGATACGCCTTTCTTTTCCGCATTCCACAAATAGACCTCGAACTGGACTTTGATGGTTGAACCACCACCAATCTTATCAGTGCGGTCTTCAGCGTTACGGAAAAACAGCTTTGGACGACGATCCCAAAGGTCACCGTCTTTATTCATTTTATTTTTTACACGGATCTTAAAAATGACATGATCGGTTGACTCACCGTCTTTGTCTGTTTCCATTTTCCACATGTAATTGTTATCTTTGCTTGGAGCTTTGCCTGTCCACTCTTTGTAGACATTGGCAAGCTCTGACATCAGATCTTTCGCTTCCTCAACAGGAACACGTATGTCTGCTTTGTACTGACCTAATTTGTCGTACTTAACATCAGGGTGAACAAGGCGTGGGTAGACAGCCGCGGCTGACATAGCCATCCCTTCATATTTACCCGGACTTTTTTCATTCAGATATTTCATCTAAATCCTCGATTAAATAGAAAGTTGAAGCGTAGCTCGAAATGAATTGGAGCTGCTTTTGTGTGAGGACTACTGATTGCATGATAAAACCGTCTTCATCGCCAGTATCGCCTTCGGCTATATCTTCAGCCGTAGCTTCTCTAACTTGAATGACCATGAACTTATCGATTTCGATCATGTACCCCATCAGTGCTGGGTTGCAGTCGTCATGAGTGTCATCTTGAACCTCATATAGGTTCGCAATGGTTAGATTAGACTCTTGAGCCTTCTTTTCACCGAAGGCTTTGAAGTCGATTATGTTATCGTTAGATGTCATCGAACATCCTCTGAAGGAAATGCTCACATGTATAAGTGTCAGACTTAGCCAAAGCCGGGTACAGACGCTCAAATGTTTCTTCATTGATGCCAGATATGAACTGGCGTTGTTGGAATGCGCTGCGGATAATTTCCACAACAGGGTGTAATTGATCAAACATGGTAGTGATCTCCGAAGGTTTCCTTCTAATGGTGGCGGTAAGTTGTAAGAGTCTTGTATATGTAAGTATTAAGAAAAGAAAAACTCGCTTTCAAACACACCCTCAATATCCAGATCACCCTTTTGTGGGAAAAGATCATGATTAAATGGAAGTGAATTATACAAATCTGCGAGAGGATCATTCTTTGTATACATATCTACAAAACTAGGCTTCACACACTTTGTGATAAACTTGGGCATCTGTGCAGCATGAACACCAAAGCTATCGTGTATCATGGCGAAGTCCGTAATACCTTCTGTTATCCCTCGATTGACTGCCATCCTCAAGTGGGTAGCATCGAGGCTATGTACAAAATTAGGAGCCACAGATAACGCCATGTCTTTTGAGTCCAGTTTGGGGGTATCGTCATAATACGTAAGTCTAACCCTTCCGTTCATGTAAGTATCTTGTTGCTGTTTTTTCTTCGATGACCTGAATTGAACCACCTGAAAACCATCAGGTGTTACCCAAGACATGCGTTTATCATAACCAGAGCAATCCAGTTTGTTGTGGTACTTTGTCCACTCTCGAGCAACTGAGGACAACCAGTCCATCGCTACTTTACCTTTGACGACCACTTGATCGATAGCTTCCCAGATATACCGGGAAAGCATAATGACCATTTGTTTGTCTTGGGCCTTGTTCCACATCCGCTGATGCCCAGCTTTGAGCTTATCATCGTAGCCTTGTTGTGTGTACTCCATGCAGCTCGAGAACTTCCCGGCGTAGGGTATGACCATGGTCTGACGCTTTGTCATTTTCCTGTCGATACCAAACTTAACCCATAGGTGAGCTTCAGGTGATCCGTCTGCCAGCATCAGTTTTTTTGTCACATCAGCCACATCTTGATAAATATCCTGACGGGGTAAGCCGGGTATCAGGTTTACACTACGTCCACCGACAGAGTCTCGAAGCATGGCTGAGTAGTGCTGTAGGCCGCTGCAAGTCGCATCCACATGACATGGGAAGTGAGAATAGAAAGTCTCACCCTTAGCATTGGTGTCGATGAAATCAGCCCATTCCATGGCAAACGATAAGAACATGAAAGGCTCATCCGCATCGAGCCACTCGAGGTTGTTCTTCCAGTCACGTCCACATTTCAAGATCCACTCTTCATTTGCGACGATCCAGTCGGCCCGGTCTTGTAGAGATACCTTGTCATTACCCCAAGCATTGGCCCCGGCAACTGCCAGCCACGCTGCTTGTTCCATATCTTCGATAGCTATGCCGTCAGCAAACTCGAGCATTGACTTACCAAAATCAGCCGCCTGTGGATTCAGGAAGGCTGGCAGCGGGTAAGCTCGGCCCCGAACATCGAGGTTGTGCGGAAAGAACACCTCATGGAACGGCTGGAACTTACGGGCTATCTGTAACGTATAGATAACCGCAAGCCGCTTTGAAATGTCCTCACGGTTCCTCGAGCGGAT